CATAGTTATTCCGAACTTCCAATTAATAAAACTCTATACCCGTAATCTTCAATGAGTTCTGGCGCTTCCCTTTAATTCCTTTTACATATTCAAAATGAATGTTTTTGATTGCCATCTTTATGAATTCAGTTTTTAACTCATCTTCCATTAATTCCCAGCCGTTTAGCAATGAATACTTGAAATTTTTAATCTTCTCATAGTTAAAAGTCTTACCCTTATCATTATCCTTGCGCTTTTCATACTCATGTATTTCTTTGTCAATACGACTTATTATTGGAAAAGCTTCATCCTTATCCATCATACCTTCTATAAAAAGTGTTTGACATCTAGCGCGTTCTTTTCGCAACTTTTCAATATCGATGCCGACATCTTCTATTTCTTTAGGTTGGTTTTCGATTTTATATGATGTTAAATCAAATTGTTTTAGATAATTGTAAAATTGTTTTAAAACCTCGCCTTCGTCGATGTTACATGCATTTTTATTTTTAGTATTTTTGCAGTTAGAACAAAAGTATAGTTTAGAATACCAAACTTCTTTATTTTTAGGCGTATGCTTGACTGTGTTTAAAGTCAATTTCTGGTTACAGTTTGGACATAATAGTTTACTTCTGAAAATAGCGTTATGTTTTACGATTGTAGAGTTAGTTTTTTCACTTATCCTTAATTTTATTTCTTCGTATTCTTCTTCACTTATAATAGCTTCGTGGGTGTTTTCGACGAATATGTCACCGAAAACAAGATGACCTCTAGCTACCGGACTCGTTAGAGCATTGCCTATAACTGATCTGTGCCAGTTTTTACCTAAGGGTGCTTTGTATTTAGAGTTGTTCAATTTTATAGTTATTTCTCTTAAACTAGTACCTTTTTTCGCTTCTTCTACTGCAAATCGTAATACTTTTTTATATTCATTAGGCACAAATTTATCGTTTACTCTGTCGTAATAGAAAGGAGGGACAGTTTTAGCTAACCCTTTTCTAGCTGATGCGCGTCGACCCATTGCAGTACGCTCTTGAATTGTAGTACGCTCCCACTCTGCCATAGCACCTACTAATGTTACGAACAAACGTCCCATAGCAGAAGTTGTGTCATATACTTCTGTTGCGCTCCTAAACAACACGTTTTTATTCTCAAACAATTCTAGTATCTCTAGTAAGTCTTTAACACTTCGAGTTAATCGATCTAGTTTATAGACTAAAACCAAATCAAAATTATCTATTTCATTCAACATTTCTTGTAAAGCGGGTCTGTCTTTTTTAGCTCCGGAGTATCCAGCGTCAGTATATACTTTATGAATTTTCCAGTCGTTTATGTCGCTGTAAGCTCTTAATTTTCTTTCTTGTTCTTCGATAGAGTGTCCTTTTTCTTTTTGTTCAAGTGTACTCACTCTAGTATAAATTGCTACTTTCATGTGCTCCCTCCTCAAAATTGGCAAAAAATAATAAGGGTAGGCGGGCTACCCGATATTTAGTACTAGGTACTAAATGTGATATAATAAAATAAAAAGTAGGTGATATTTTGCAAATTTTACTATTGATAATAACAACTGGGATACCAGGATTTTATACTTACTATGCTCTATCCAATAAGAATTTGGTGTATTTCAATAGTGATAATAAGAAAGTTATTCTCGCTTTCTTTTCTGTAGTTTCTGTTTTTATTTTTTTATTAACTCTTAGTCTGTTTTCAGGACAAAACAACGTAAATCAGCTATTTCAAAAATTAACTTTTACAAAAACATTGTCTGCACTAATAGTAAGTATATTAATAATCATCATATTAACAGAATTCGTGTATACAAAAATTATAGAAATATACAATATTTTTAGTAATCATAACCGTAAAAGTAATAATTTAAAAAAAGTTGAAACGCTACCTGTACATCTATTAAAGTATGAAGATAATAAATATAAAATGTTCATAACTGTAAAAGATTTCGAAGGTAACATAATTGAAAAAGGATTCCTTGATAACTATTCAAGAAAACACAATCGAAATATATTACTTGATACTAGATTTAATGCTAATTACGAAGCCTTCAAAACACTGTCTGAATACAATGATTCATATTTAGATTTTGAAAACAAAGTTAAATTAGAATATCTATATATCGATAAGAAAAAATTAATTATTTCTTCTTAGGTTCTTGGATTAAACTTTCAACTTGACCGCTAGTTAATTTTTGATCACTTCCGGACTCGCCATTTCTAATTTCTCCTTTATTCTCGCTCACGTTCTCACCACCATTCAACGTCTACACTAGTAGGCGTTTTTTGATTAGTAAAATCATAATGAATCTTCTTTGGTTAACTTATCGCCATCTATTTTTTGTGAAATAAATTCCAAGTATTTACGCGCATTATGTGACGATAAATCTTTAGGTAACTCATAAGTGAATGGTTGATTACCACTAGTTAAAACTTCATATACTATAGTTTCTTTTTTTATTTTGCAATTAGTTATTTTCATTATAAACTTCCTTTCAAACACTGCTGAAATAGACGTCTTTTTTAAATAAGCATAATTAATACTTCAATTCTTTAATCCACATATATTTAAAAGTGAGGTAGTAGGTAATAAATATAAGACTTAAAGTTAAGATTGCTTTTTTCATGTCAATTTCTCCTTTGTTTATATTTATATTAAAGCGCTAAATATACGTTATTAATCACATTTTAGTTCTATCAGTAATTTTAGACTCCATAACTCTTTGACGTGACTCTTTAGCTTCTCGAATCATATCTTTAAATCCTTGACTGTCTATAAAAGATTTAGCTTCTTCTATTTGCTCTTGAGTTAACTCTTTACCACCGGTGTTAATGTGTAAGTGTTCAATTTCTTTATAAGAATTCATTTTTAGACTCCTGTTCTTCAAACTCACTTTTAGTTATAGGTAAATCGTTTTTCAATCTATAAGTCAGTTCTTCTTCTGTATAAAAGGGGATTTCAACCATTTCCCACTCTTCAATGTTAATGTCAACTTCTTTTAAATTCATTTTACTACCTCCTATAAAATAACTTTTCCAACTAACCTCACACTTTCATTATCATAAAAATGTAAATCTTTATACTTTTTATTTAAAGAAACCAACGTTAATCTATTATCTTCTACATAAACTTTCTTTACGTAAGCATCTCCATTTATAATAAAGACGCCTATTTGTCCATCTTTGATAGTGTGAGATTTTTCAATGAATATAATTTGTCCGTTTTTAAATAACGGCTCCATTGAGTCTCCATTTACTTTTAAAGCTATATCATGTGCGGGGACATAACCTCTTACGAATTCTTTTGAAATAGGCTCGTTATATAATCTTTCGCCAATACCAGCTGACGCACAACCATATATATCCACTTCGGATTTTTCTTGAATGTAAGAATTGAAATCTACCAGATTATCACTGTCATTATTTTGTTCTTCTAATTGATTAGTCGCATATTTTAGTACATTGCTTTGTCTTGGAGGCGTGAGTTTACTGTATATGGAAGTGATGTCGTTATTTTCAATTTTTCTATTCTTAGAAATATCAAACCCCATAAGCCACGCTTCGTTAACGTTTAAAGCCTTTGCTAGTTCAAAGACTTTGTCTTGTTTCGCTTCATATTTTCCGTTTAAATAATCGCTAATTGAGTTTCTACCAATACCAGTCCTTCTTGATAGCTCTGATTGAGATATCTTCCGTTCAGACATAATTTGCTTTAATCTATCCTTAAAACTGTTCATATTTCTGAACACCTCCTAAGAACATAATACTACGTACAATGACGATTATCAATAATTTTTAACAAATATTGTACAGAAAAATGTATTTTATGTGTTGACTTATTTGAACAAAGGTGTTTTAATTGATTTGTACAGAAAACCGAACAAGAAGGGAGGTGAGTTTATGATATACAATTTCGATTATAATTTGCTGTACGAAAGAATGGCAGAGTATAGATATAGCCAAAGTTCTTTAGCGAACGCAATCCCTATTTCAAGGACATCTATTAATCACAAGTTGCAAGGAAAAAATTTATTTACACAATGGGAAATAAAACGAATCTGTGAATTATTAGAAATCCCACCAACAAAAGTAGGTAGATATTTTTTTGAACAAAATGTACAGAAACCTGTACAAATGTCGTAACAGGAGGAAACTATGGAACAAATCACGTTAACCAAAGAAGAGTTGAAAGAAATTATAGCGAAAGAAGTTAGAAATGCTATAAAAGGCGAGAAACCAATCAGCTCAGGTGCAATTTTCAGTAAAGTAAGAATCAATAATGACGATTTAGAAGAAATCAATAAAAAACTCAATTTCGCAAAAGATTTGTCGCTAGGAAGATTGAGGAAGCTCAATCATCCGATTCCGCTAAAAAAGTATCAGCATGGCTTCGAATCAATTCATCAAAAAGCTTATGTACAAGATGTTCATGACCATATTAGAAAATTAACATTATCAATTTTTGGAGTGACACTTAATTCAGACTTGAGTGAAAGTGAATACAACCTAGCAGCAAAAGTTTATCGAGAAATCAAAAACTATTATTTATACATCTATGAAAAGAGAGTTTCAGAATTAACTATCGATGATTTCGAATAAAGGAGGAACAACAAATGTTACAAAAATTTAGAATTGCGAAAGAAAAAAATAAATTAAAACTCAAATTACTCAAGCATGCTAGTTACTGTTTAGAAAGAAACAACAACCCTGAACTGTTGCGAGCAGTTGCAGAGTTGTTGAAAAAGGTTAGCTAAATTCAACGGTAAGGATTTGCCCTGCCTCCACACTTAGAGTTTGAGATCCAACAAACACATAAGTTTTAGTAGGGTCTAGAAAAAATGTTTCGATTTCCTCTTTTGTAACAGTTTCAATTCCTTCATATCCTGGAAAAACAATTTTCTTTAAATCCGAAACATGTTTTTTTGAACCATCCTTTAAAGTAACTAGAAGTTTCATACTTATCACCTCCTTAGGTTGATAACAACATTATACACGAAAGGAGCATAAACAATATGCAAGCATTACAAACAAAATCGAACATCGGAGAAATGTTCAATATTCAAGAAAAAGAAAATGGAGAAATCGCAATAAGTGCAAGAGAGTTATATAAAGCTTTGGAAGTTAAAAAGCGTTTTAGCGCTTGGGCAGAAATTAACTTGAAGCATTTCAAAGAAAATAGGGATTTTACAAGTGTACTTACAAGTACGGTTGTTAATAACGGAGCTGTAAGACAACTAGAAGATTATGCTTTAACACTTGATGTAGCTAAACATGTTGCAATGATGTCAGGTACAGAAAAAGGTTTTGATTTTAGAGAGTACTTCATCCAAGTTGAAAAAGCATGGAATAGCCCAGAAATGATTATGCAACGTGCTTTAAAAATTGCTAACAACACAATCAATCAATTAGAAACAAAGATTGAACGTGATAAACCAAAAATTGTATTTGCAGATGCAGTAGCTACTACTAAGACATCAATTTTAGTTGGAGAGTTAGCAAAGATCATTAAACAAAACGGTGTAAACATCGGGCAACGCAGATTGTTTGAGTGGTTACGTCAAAACGGATTCCTTATTAAACGTAAGGGTGTGGATTATAACATGCCTACACAGTATTCAATGGAACGTGAGTTATTCGAAATTAAAGAAACATCAATCACACATTCGGACGGTCACACATCAATTAGTAAGACGCCAAAAGTAACAGGCAAAGGACAACAATACTTTGTTAATAAGTTTTTAGGAGAAAAACAAACATCTTAATAGGAGGAATTATCAATGAACACACTATACAAAACAACCCTCCTCATCACAATGGCAGTTGTGACGTGGAAGGTTGTAAAGATTGAGAAAAACACAAGATTTAAACTTAGAAATTTTGATTATCCAAAAATTAATAATGCTCAGAGCAAATCATTGTTGGATATTGCTAGTCACGATCTAAAAGATATTTAACTGTATTCAAAATTTTCATATCTTGTTGAGCTTTTAAGCTTTCGTATAAAGCTATTGAATAAATAATTTCGTAAGATACGTTTTCAGGAGCATCTTCTTTCAACTTATTTATTCTATCTCTAAAAAAGTCACTGTCACCACCGAATTCTTTTTCGGCTTGATTACTAAGTTCACCAAAGAAATTTTGAAAATTATTAAATTCCATACTTATCACCTCCTTTCACTAGGAGATAACTAAATTATACACGAAAGGAATGGTAGAAGTGCCACCACACATTCAACAAATGTTATACGAAATCCAGTTAAAAGCTGGTATACCTCAAAAATTAATGGAAATGCAAGGTTTGATAAACGATGAAACAACCAAAGAGGAGAAAAAAGAAAATGAGCAACATTTATAAAAGCTACCTAGTAGCAGTACTGTGCTTTACAGTCTTAGCAATTGTACTTATGCCGTTTCTATACTTCACTACTGCATGGTCAATTGCAGGGTTCGCAAGTATCGCAACATTCATATTTTATAAAGAATACTTTTATGAAGAATAAAAAAACTGCTACTTGCGCCAACAAGTAACAGAGACAAACGATTAGCAAAATTAATTCACGTTCAATATAAAACGAAAAACGGAGGAAGTCAAGGTGTATTACGAAATAGGCGATGTATGTCAGAAGGTAATTAATGTAGACGGATTTGATTTTAAATTAGCAGTTAAGAAGAAGGACCACAGCATTCTGGTGAATATCTTAGATTTAGAAGATAAGTTTATCGACGGCATAAACATAACTAATGAGAACGATCTATACACAGCATTAGACATATTAAATCAATCTATTTACGAATGGATTGAAGAAAACACAGACGAACAGGACAGACTAATTAACTTAGTCATGAAATGGTAGGAGGCATGAAAAGTGAATGAATTACAAGAGAGAGAATTAGAAACATTCGAACAAGACGACCGATTCAAAGTAACTGATCTAGACAGTGCTAACTGGGTTTTTAAGAAACTGGATGCAATCACAACTAAAGAGAATGAAATCAACGATTTAGCAAATAAAGAAATTGAACGCATAAACGAATGGAAAGATAAAGAAGTAGAAAAATTACAGAGTGGCAAAGAATATTTACAAAGCCTTGTAATTGAATATTACAGAATACAAAAAGAACAAGATAGCAAATTCAAGTTGAATACACCTTACGGAAAAGTGACAGCCAGAAAAGGTTCAAAAGTCATTCAAGTTAGCAATGAGCAAGAAGTCATTAAACAACTTGAGCAACGAGGTTTTGACAACTATGTAAAAGTAACTAAAAAACTTAGCCAATCAGACATTAAGAAAGATTTCAATGTAACTGAAAACGGCACATTGATTGACGCAAACGGCGAAGTTTTAGAGGGTGCTAGCATTGTGGAGAAACCAACGTCATACACGGTAAAGGTGGGAGAATAGATGGCCGAACAACTTAATTTGTACCAAAAAATAGCAGATGTTAAAGCGAATATTGCGGGCTTCACAAAAGATACTAAGGGTTATAACTTCTCGTATGTTTCAGGATCTCAAATATTACACAGAATAAGAGAAAAGATGATTGAACATAATTTATTGTTAGTCCCCAATACGTCAAATGAAAATTGGACGACACATACTTTTAAAAACAAAAAAGGTCAAGAAGTGACAGAATTCATAGTTGAAATGGATTTGAATTATACATGGATTAATGCTGATAAACCAGAAGAACAGTATGAAGTAAGTTATCACGCTTACGGTCAACAAAATGATATTTCACAAGCACATGGCACAGCGTTAACTTATGCTGAACGCTATTTCTTAATGAAGTTCTTTAACATTCCAACTGATGAAGATGACGCAGACGCAAAACAAAAACAAGATAAATATTCAACAGTAAGTCAAGAATTTAAAGACATACTAACTAAAGAAGTTAATGATTTTATAGCCATAGCTAAAGAAAGTGGATTCGCGGAAAAATACCAGGAACAAATTAACAAATTAGAAAAAATGAACGTCGAAGCACTGAATAAAAACCAAATCAATGTAACCAGACAACAGATAAAAAAATGGCTTGGAGGAATTGAACAATGAATACAGTAAATTTAATTGGGAACCTAGTGGCAGATCCAGAGTTAAAAGGTCAAAACAACAACGTAGTTAACTTTGTAATCGCAGTACAGAGACCATTCAAAAACAAACAAACTAACGAATATGAAACAGACTTCATTCGTTGTGTTGCATTTGGTAAGACTGCTGAAATCATCGCTAATAACTTTAATAAAGGTAATAAAATTGGCGTTACTGGTTCAATACAAACCGGTAGTTATGAAAATAATCAAGGACAGAAAGTGTTTACTACAGACATCGCAGTCAACAATATAACTTTCGTTGAACGTAAAAACAACGGTCAATCTAACAACCAACAACAGCATAATTCATATAACGCACCACAGAATAGACAACAAAATAATCCGTTCGCTAATGCTAATGGTCCAATAGAAATTGCTGATGATGATTTACCGTTCTAGGACGTGATTAAATGGCTCAAATCAAAAATTATATCACTCAAGATGACGGCACAACAACGGTCGTTATCGAGGGTGCCGAGCTAGGAGACAAAGAAACGTTATTACTAGATAACGGCTACAAAGTCGAATGTGATTTACGAATCGAAGACCCGTTCAAAATAACAGACAAGCAACGAAGAAAAATATTTGCGCTTTGTAACGACATAGAGAGCCACACAGGGCAACCGCGTGACTATATGAGGTATTTGTTCCAAGAATATGTAACGGTTCTGTATGGCTACGACAAGAGCATTTCGTTAAGTGACTGTACACGGATGCAAGCGAATCAAATTATCGAGGTAACACTCGATTGGATATTTCACAACGACATACCGCTTAGTTATAAAACAAGCGACTTGCTGAAACAAGATAAATCATTCTTATACTGGTCAACTGTTAACCGCAACTGTGTAATATGCAGAAAGCCTCACGCTGACCTAGCACATTATGAAGCAGTTGGCAGAGGCATGAACAGAAACAAAATGAACCACTATGACAAACATGTATTAGCGTTATGTCGCGAACATCACAACGAGCAACATGCAATTGGCGTTAAGTCGTTTGATGATAAATACCACTTGCATGACTCGTGGATAAAAGTTGATGAGAGGCTCAATAAAATGTTGAAAGGAGAGAAAAATGAATAAGTTACTAATAGATGACTATCCGATACAAGTATTACCGAAATTAGCTGAATTAATAGGGTTAAACGAAGCAATAGTATTGCAACAAATTCATTATTGGCTAAACAACTCAAAACATAAATACGATGGCAAAACTTGGATTTTTAATTCTTATCCAGAATGGCAAAAACAATTTCCATTTTGGAGCGAGAGAACTATAAAAAGGACATTTGGGAGTTTAGAAAAACAAAATTTATTGCATGTAGGTAACTACAACAAGGCTGGATTTGACCGTACAAAATGGTATTCAATCAATTATGAAACATTAAACAAACTAGTGGCACGACCATCGGGACAAAATGGCCCGACGATGAGGACAAATTGGCACGATGCAAGAGGACAAAATGACCCGACCAATACCATAGACTACACAGAGACTAACAAACATAGAGAGACAGACGACGTCTCAAAGTCATTTAAGTATATTAGTACCAATTTAGAAATTATACAAAACCCTTTAAAAGCAGAACAGTTAGAACACGAAATTAAATCATTTAAGCAAGATCAGTTCGAAATAGTAAAAGTCGCTACCGATTACTGCAAAGAAAACAACAAAGGTCTGAATTACTTACTAACTGTATTAAAGAACTGGAATAAAGAAGGCGTTTCAGATAAAGAAAGTGCTGAAAACAAATTGAAACCTCGTAACTCTAAAAAAGAAACTACTGATGATGTCATAGCACAAATGGAAAAAGAATTGAGTGATGACTAATGCCGATGAGCAAAACACAAGCATTAGAAATTATTAAAAAAGTTAGGTACGTATACAACATCGATTTTGATAAACCAAAGTTAGAAATGTGGATTGATGTATTAAGTCAAAACGGGGATTATCAACCAACTGTAAAAGCTGTAGATGGATATATCAACAGTAACAACCCGTACCCGCCTAACCTACCAGCAATCATGCGTAAGGCACCTAAAAAAGCATCTATTGAGCCGGTAGACAACGAAACCGCTACACACCAATGGAAAATGCAGAATGACCCCGAATATGTCAGACAAAGAAAAATAGCGCTAGATAAGTTCATGAATAAGTTGGCAGAATTTGGGGGCGAAAACGAATGAATTACGGACAATTCGAAATTGAAAGTACAATAATCGCTACGCTACTTAAACAACCGGACGTATTAGAAAAGATAAGAGTTAAAGATTACATGTTTACGAACGAAAAGTTTAAAACCTTTTTCAATTATGTAATGGACGTCGGAAAGATAGATCATCAAGAAATCTATTTAAAAGCAACTAAAGATAAAGAATTTTTAGATGCAGATACTATAACTAAACTTTACAACTCCGATTTCATTGGATATGGCTTCTTTGAACGTTATCAACAAGAATTATTGGAAAGTTATCAGCTCAACAAAGCTAACGAATTGGTAACTGAGTTCAAACAACAACCTACGAACCAAAATTTTAATAACTTGATTGATGAACTCAAGGATTTAAAAACAATTACTAACAGAAAAGAAGACGGAACCAAGAAGTTTGTTGAGGAGTTTGTCGATGAGTTATACAGCGATAGCCCTAAGAAGCAAATTAAGACGGGTTATAAGCTCATGGATTACAAAATAGGGGGATTGGAGCCGTCGCAATTAATCGTCATCGCAGCGCGTCCCTCAGTGGGTAAGACAGGTTTTGCATTAAACATGATGCTGAACATAGCACAAAATGGATACAAAACATCTTTCTTTAGTCTCGAAACAACCGGCACATCGGTATTGAAACGTATGTTATCAACAATTACTGGTATTGAGTTAACAAAGATAAAAGAAATCAGGAACTTAACGCCGGATGACTTAACAAAGTTAACGAATGCGATGGATAAAATCATGAAATTAGGCATTGATATTTCTGATAAAAGTAATATCACACCGCAAGATGTGCGAGCACAAGCAATGAGGCATTCAGACGGTCAACAAGTTATTTTTATAGATTACCTTCAACTGATGGATACTGATGCGAAAGTTGATAGACGTGTAGCAGTAGAAAAGATATCACGTGACTTAAAGATAATCGCTAATGAGACAGGCGCAATCATCGTACTACTTTCACAACTGAATCGTGGCGTCGAGTCTAGACAGGATAAAAGACCAATGCTATCGGACATGAAAGAATCAGGCGGAATAGAAGCAGATGCGAGTTTAGCAATGTTACTTTACCGCGATGATTATTATAACCGTGACGAAGATGACAGTATCACTGGCAAATCTATTGTTGAATGTAACATAGCCAAAAACAAAGACGGTGAAACCGGAATAATTGAATTTGAGTATTACAAGAAGACTCAGAGGTTTTTCACATGAATATCATGCAATTCAAAAGCTTATTGAAATCGATGTATGAAGAGACAAAGCAAAATGACCCGATTGTAGCAAATGTCTATATAGAAATTGGTTGGGCAGTTAACAGATTGTTAGACAATAACGAGTTATCGCCTTTCGATGATTACGACAGAGTTGAAGAGAAAATTATGAATGAAATCAATTGGAAGAAAACGCACATTAAGGAGTGTTAAAAATGCCGAAAGAAAAATATTACTTATACCGAGAAGATGGCACGGAAGATATTAAAGTCATCAAGTATAAAGACAACGTAAATGAAGTTTATTCGCTCACAGGAGCCCATTTCAGCGACGAAAAGAAAATTATGACTGATAGTGACCTAAAACGATTCAAAGGCGCTCACGGGCTTTTATATGAGCAAGAGCTAGGGTTACAAGCAACGATATTTGATATTTAGAGGTGGCACATGGAAATAGAAATTAAATTTAACGAAACGTTCGAGGCACCTATGGGCTCGCCTCGTCCACGCTTTCGTAATACAGGTAGATTTGTTCAAACATACATGCCAACAGCTTATACAAATCATAAAGCGTATATACAAGGGCAAATGCCTAAGTTAAATCTAGAGCGCGCACTAAAAATCGAATTAGACTTTTACTTTCCATTACTTAAATCATGGTCGAAGAAAAAGAAAAGTGAAATGTTTGGACAGTATAAAGTGACTAAGCCGGATATCGATAACTTAATTAAAACAGTATTAGACGCATGTAATGGTCATGTGTGGAAAGACGATAACCAAATTACAGAAATAACTAGCTCAAAGCGTTATGGACTAGAACCAAAAATAATCATGCGAGTTGAGGAAGTGATCTAATGCAACAGCAAGCATATATAAACGCAACGATTGATATAAGGATACCTACAGAAGTTGAATATCAGTATTTTGATGATGTGGATATCGAAAAAGAAGCGCTGGCAGATTACTTATATAACAATCCAGACGAATTACTAGAGTATGACAATTTAAAAATTAGAAATGTAAATGTAGAGGTGGAATAAATGAGTGTCGTGAAGATTAACGGTAAACCATAATAAATTTACCGAACATGAAAATGAATTGATAAAAAAGAACGGGTTAACTCCTGGAATGGTTGCAAAAAGAGTACGTGGTGGCTGGGCGTTGTTAGAAGCCTTAAACGCACCTTATGGCATGCGCTTAGCTGAGTATAAAGAAATCGTATTATCCAGAATTATGCAACGAGAGAGCAAAGAACGTGAAATAGCTAGGCAACGACGTAAAGAGGTTGAACTACGTAAGAGGAAACCACATTTGTTTAATGTACCACAAAAACATTCACGTGATCCGTACTGGTTCGATGTCACTTATAACCAAATGTTCAAGAAATGGAGTGAAGCATAATGAGCATAATCAGTAACAGAAAAGTAGATATGAATGAAACGCAAGACAATGTTAAGCAACCAGCACATTACACATACGGCGATATTGAAATTATAGATTTTATTGAACAAGTAACGGCACAGTATCCACCACAATTAGCATTTGCAATAGGTAATGCAATCAAATACTTGTCTAGAGCACCGTTAAAGAATGGTCATGAGGATATGGCAAAAGCGAAGTTTTATGTAGATAGAGTGTTTGACTTGTGGGAGTAATGACCATGACAGATAACGCGCGTAAAGAATACTTAAACCAATTTTTCGGCTCTAAGAGATATCTGTATCAGGATAACGAACGAGTGGCACATATCCATGTAGTAAATGGCACTTATTACTTTCACGGTCATATCGTG